TCATTTTAAATTCTCTACTTTTCTTAAGTGGGACGTATTTGGGACGCAAGAGCCAAAAATATTGTCTATTTGCTTTGCATGTTCAGTTAAATGATTAGGCGCTAGGTGAGCATACCTTCTAACCATATCAACTGATTCCCATCCACCCATTTCTTGTAATACTGAAAGCGGAACTCCGGACTGAATTAACCAGCTCGCCCATGTGTGGCGCAGATCATGAAAACGGAAGTTTTCTATTCCTGCTCTTTTTAACGCTGCTCTCCATGCTGTGTTAGAATCAACTCGCATTTTCCTAACGCTTGGCGTTAATGTTCCGTCTGGTCTCTTCTTTGATTCAGTATGAACAAATACCCACTTGTGATGGTTTCCTATTTGCTCCTTAAGAACCTGACAAGCAGTGTCATTTAAAGCAACACCAATTGCTTGGCCTGATTTGCTATCCTCTGGGTTTATCCATGCAACTTTCCTTTGCATATCAATTTGACTCCACTCTAAATTGATAATATTGGATCGCCTTAATCCAGTGGCCAATGCAAATGTAACTACGGATTTCAGTGGTTCAGGGCATTCTTGAATCAGTCTTTTAGCTTCATGATGCTCTAACCACCGAACCCGCTTTTCTCTGATTGTTGGAACTTTGATAACGGGAGATTTTTCTAACCATTTCCAGTCACGCTCAGCAGCTCTTAACAGAGATTTCATGATGGCGAGATGCTTTGCTTTGGTTGCGTTACTGACAGGGACATCAGTAAATGCGGGGATTTCCTTTCCCTTTCTTTTAGCTGATTCCGCTTGTTTTTCCCATCTCTCCCTTGCTTTTCTGTTTACCATCTTATTGATAACAGAATATATTTTTGCTTCTGTAATATCCTTAAGTCGGTAACCTTCAAAGTGATCTAGCCAAAAAGAAAGCCGACCTTTATCATCATCCAGTGATTTTTTGTCTGCTTTCTCTTCAATCCATCGAACTATAGCCTCTTCGAAAGTAACATCAGGAAAGTCACCAAGACGTTCTATGCGCCATAGTTCGACCTTTCTTGTGTCGTGCAACTCCTGCGCGAGCTTCTTGTCCTCTGTGCCAAGAGATTCCTTGATTCTTTTACCGCTTGGCGTCGTGTAGTTTCCGTACCATATTTTACCTCTTCTGAATAAAGACATGATTTTCCCTCTCGTGTCTCACCAGCGTTCACTGGTATATTGTGAATTGATTTATTAGCCGCCGCAATACACGCAGCTCTCGTAAATAGGTATGGAGAGTTTTTTCTTTGATGGATCCTTTCTTGTGTATGCAATCAATCCTAGCTTGCACCAACGAGAGAGAGTGTCTTCTGATATACCAATATATGCGGCAGCTTCTTTTCTTGGCATGGTCATCCCTTCCATTTTACCCTCCTATCCATTCTTCCTTTTATACTGTTCATGATCATCACCACAATCTTTACTGCAGTATGCGCTGTTCTCTGTTACAGGTTCTTTGTGACACCAGATACACATTCCGTTATATGATTTGATTGCTACCTTGCGATTTGATAATGACACTTGAATATATAATTCGTTTGTTTCATTTGCTGAGTCGATAATGTTCATAATTCACCTATGCTATTTTCCATTCATTTAATATTTTATTGCCGATATTTAATAAATAATTTCTATTTACAGTATTGATTATTCTGCGAGGAGTTATATAAGGTCGCCATATTAAAAACATAGAACCTTTATTATTTCCGCTAACTGGCTTTTTTGTTTCTGCATTAATAAAAGATATTCGACCTCCCGTAATTAATCTTACTTCATCAACTGTTTCTAATGCTGATTCATACCAACCCACAGAAGTATCAGAAGGAACTAACATAACAATAGGCTGTAATTGCTTTTTACATTGCTCAGCGGCTTTATTTACCCATGGCTGAATATCTGAATAGGGCGGATTCACCCAAATAGAGCCATAACTTTCCCAATCGCAATTTAACGAGTTGTCTTTTTCGGTGAGGTAATGAGAACAGAGAGCATTATTTTTATCGGCAGCGGCATCTAAATAAAAACCAAATTCAGCGTCCAATGGCGCAAACAAAGGTAGGGGAGTTTGCCATCTATCACGCAGTTCCTTTGGTGTATGACTACCTCCATAATCAGCTTTCATTCTTGCTATCTCTTATCATGATTAGGTAGTTGATCATCAGGGATGCAGGAAATGCCTCCTGCATAACCTGACTTATACACATAGCATGTCACATGTCTTTGGTCATCATGATACATGTCGATAGCTGAGCCTTCTTTTAACTCATCACAACCGGATAAAAATAATATTGCAACAGAGGTAATTATTAATTTATTCATTATCATCCTCTAGTATTTCGTTAATAGTATTTCTGATGTCAATTAAGTCTTGTTTTGTCACATCCATATTCCAAGATGGAGTATTTAAAACAAAGCAATCCTTTATTGTCGGTTCAATCTCAATACAATCTTTGTAGTTTTCTAGTCCAGCATAATATTTATCTTTCATTCCATACCTCCCCACAAACAACATCAACATTCCTCACTGACATTAAATATTCAGTACGAGTAATACATATCCGATTATTTGTATTAATTGTCACTCTGAAATTTAGGTATAAAAAACCTGCTAGTGCAGGGTGGTAGTTATATATCATCTATTTTTATTTTTCCTGCTCTCCTATATATTCTTTTTTTAGTACTCTGATAAAGAAGAATTATGAAAAAAAATATAAATATTTGATAAAAAGAAAGCAAAAATACTATGGTACCCAATGAGAAATAACATTCCAAGCGCTGGTGATATGAATGAAGTCAGTTTCAACATGACATAAAGATTCACCTTCATTAATACAGCCATGTCAGTAAGTTCTCTATCATCTTGTCTTATCAAAAAGAACATAAGACAGAACCAGGAGTTCATGGATATTGATATGGAGAAAAATACAATAGACATGAACATGAAAATATTATTTATCAATCCAGCGCTGTTAGGGTTATAACTTATTAATCCAATAAAAAATGTAGATGATATTAATGTTAAAGATGCCGCAGGAACAAAATTAAATCTGAACTCTTCAGCTAACTTGTCTTTATTGTCTAGCTTGCTTATTGCTTCTTCAGAATGCTTTGTAGATAGCATTCTTCTATATATTTTTCTTATGGATTTCTTCATTTTATGGGCTGTATTTTTATTTGATACTTACAATAATTTATACCATATTATTTATAATTCAAATTCAATAATCCATACCTATGGGTTATTTTCATATTCATTCCTCTTCATTGCATCCCTGCGCTGAGTACGTGAGTTGAATTACATGATTAACACGCCATTCCTTAGCGTGATATCGACTGGTGTAACGCCTAGTTCTTTTGCTACTTCGTTTTTGAGGGATAAGTATTTCAGCATGAAATTAGGGTCGATGATTTCTTCTGCACGCACCTCTTTACCAATAAAACTAAATAGCCCGCTGAAATATGATCCGTGTCGCGTGTAATCATCATTCAGTAAATCGTCGATTTCCTCTTCATTAATAGTTACTTTATCCATATCAGTACCAACAATTAACTTCGGTTCGTAATCAATACTCATGGTTATATCCTTTGGTTAAATCACATAAATAGCGTGGCGTGGGTAGGGGAGTCCGATAGGAGCGAAAGGTATAGAATCATCCCAATCTTGAGGTGGCTCACTTTGTGGTGTTTGATTACTCGATGCTTGTTTTGGTGCTTGCGGTTGCTGTGGCTGCCCCCATCCTTGAGACTGTGTCTTCTGGCTTCCTGCCTGATTACCACTGTTACCGCCAAAATCTAATTGATCAACGATAATTACCGGCGCTGATTTTTTCTCACCGTTCTGGCTTGTCCATTCTTCCATAACGAACTCACCAGTAACCGTAACCTTTGTTCCTTTGGTTAAGTATTCAGGTAGCTTTTCAGCTTTAGAACCAAACATCTTACAGATAACCCAAGATACTTTTTCGTGCTCTCCGTAACCTTGTTTCACTGGCAAACTAAAAGATGCAACCGCTTTACCATTTGGCGTCCATCGCTGTTCGCAATCTTTACCTAAGTTTCCACTTACTGTTATTGTGTTAATTGCCATTACTACCTACCTCCTCATATTCTCCTTCAAAAATAGTTGCATTCTCTTGGTCTACATTAGCCTCTGCTTTTTCGTCTAAAATGACCGCTTTCTGCATTTCGATAGAGACTGGCAGATATTTAAATAAGCGACGGATAACGGTTTTCTTCGCCATTTCTTCCCAGTGAGAGACCCAAGGCCCATTTTGACCAGCCTTGCTTGATGCTCTGACTTTCTCAATTTGGTTATGCGTCATAACTTCAAACTGGACACCGCCATCTTTCAATCGTGCAACAGCGTAAACGTGTGTAATGGGCGAGTCCTCATTTTCACCCGGTACGTGTGTTAGGTTTTCATTCAGTCCATACTCAAAATGAAAGCTATCGCCTTGCCTTACCGTTCTGGCTGATATGCTGATTATTTGATTTGAGCGACGGGCTAGATCAATCATTCCTCGGTAGCCAATGATTAACTGCGCATCAGTCCTAACGGTTACCCACTGATTACCTTGTTTTCTCTTTTTCTCGAAAGGCAATATATATGCATGCCCAAGTGCGTTGCCCGGTTCTAATCCTAATTGCGAACATTGCACTACTGCACCAACAAAACTTTGCATATCACAATTAGCTAATTCTGGTGTTTTTCTGATTTCCGTTGACACTATTCGGATCATTCTATCCGGTGTCATGTGACGAGGAAGGGCGGCCGCTAGCTGAGCTTTCATGCTTGGTTTATTGATAAACTCAACCAACATCTGATCTTTGGTTTTTTCTTTTACCTCTGTACCTTGTGTTTTTTGTAAGTCAGCTTGAGCTAATGGTGGGTTACTCATTCCTTAATTCCTTAGCCCAATAGGGCAGTGATAATGTACGTATGCCTGCCCATTCATCCGTTTTTAGGCATTCTGCATACGTTCTTAAATTTTGTTTGTAGGTTGTTCGACCAATATCTTTTGCTTGTTGGTCTAAATTGAAGACTCTAACGGGGTATCTACCGCAGTCGATAGTCGTGCTAACAACGAGAAAGACAAAAACAGGGGATTCGCCTGTTAATGATTTATATCCATCAGAATAAAAAGAGTCCTGTACGTGATATCGATATTCGTACATGGAACGGTCAAATCGTTGAATGTCAGCAGAGCTTTTTACATCAACAATCCAATGGTGCTCTTGAATGAGTTTATCTGGCCGGCAACGACAAAGAATGTCCGTATCTTCGTCGTTCCAATAAATGCTACTTTCAGCTACTCCGTTAGCTTCTAAGCACCATCTTGCGATAGGGTGCGCCATTGCACTATCTCTCATGAGCATCAACTTCCTGTTATCGTCATAAGTAATAGGTGTGATACCTTCCTTTTCACACATTTCGAGAAATTCCTTTTCCTCTTGCTTCCCTGCGTTTGTTCTACGATTTACATCAGGGCCTATCTTGTATCGCTTACTGTATTCATCTGGTTCTAGCAAAAGACAATGGATAGCAGTCCCGAAATCCAATGCCTTTATTTTTTCTTCATCAACAGGGGCTTTCTTGCTCCAAATATATTCGGCCGGCATTTCGCTTATTAAATCCAACTGAGATTTACTGATCCCTAATCCATGGTGATAGTCCTCATTTGAAATGTCGTAATAGATACCGGGTTTCATCCTAAAACCTCTTTATCTATCCCTATCTGAATAGCCGTTCTAATTCCATCTAAAACTGCATCAAGTGCTTGGGGGCTAACATCAAATACCGGATTTAACTTCCTTGCCAAATCCATACATAACAGTTCTTCTGGTAGGCTATCCATAACCTCATCAACTGATATTTTCTCTTCCTGAGAATTAACAAACGCTTCTCGTTCCATTTGGCGTTCGTACCAGTCGTTTCTGAGTCCGTAGGTGTTGGTAATCACGCAACCCTCCTGAAATACAACTCATTGAGTATCTTTGCGACTACTTCCCCTCGTCCTGAGAGATGAATAGCTGCTGCGAGTGACTTTGCGTCATACTGATTAATGACATAATCAACGACTTCTGATGGCTCAGGTTGGTAATACTGAGTAAGTTCCCTGAATGATTCTGTTTCAATGCGGACATCGTTAAGATTCTGAAAGGCTATTTCCGTGCCATTATTTCTGTTTCTACTGGTCATATCTGCATAGGTGTAACGTATAGTCAGTGACATACTTTCCTCCCGTAAGCCATCTTCTGTAGTTGACTCGCCAACCGCCAGACATCCTTGTTATTAGTTGAGACGGCTATCCTTGCCGCTTGACGTGCGAGTTGTAAAAAAGGCGTAGTGATACGCACCGCCATGCAATCACGCATAGCGCTGTAATAGTTAGTTTTCATTGTTACCTCACTAGGTGAGCGATAGGGTGGTTATCTGGTGTTGGTGCGGTAGGTATTAGTAGTTCATTGTCATGTGGGGGATTTTATTACTAACAACTAACTTAATAAATTCAGTCGCTAATTTTTCATCAAATCCGTTACTGACTAACGCCTGTAATGTTTCTTGGTTATACTTGCGACGATGTTCCTTATCAGCCTGACGTTTAGCTTCTTCCTGACGCTTACGTTCTTCTTCTGCTAATCGTGCTTGTTCTGCTTCCTGTGCTTTCTTGCGCTCACGTTCGATAGCTAGTTGCTTCTCACGTTCGGCTCGCTCCTGAGCTTCTTTAGCATCACGCTCTGCCTTTTCCTTAGCTTCTTTTACTGCTTGCTCTGCACGTTGAATTGCTTCCTGCTTTTCACGCTCTGCACGTTCAGCGGCTTCTTTTGCTTCGCGCTCACGCCGTGCTGCCACTTCAATTTCTTGCCGTGCCTTTCGTTCAGCTTCGAGTCTTGCCTGTTCCGCAGCTTGTCGCTTCATTTCTTCTTCACGAGCAATGCGCTGGCGTTCTTCTTCAGCTTTGCGTAAATCAAACAGCTCGTTCATTTGCAGAGCTTCTTCATGATCAACTTCGATTTTCTTCTTAAGCGCTTCAGCTTCTTCGCGAGCTTTTTCTTGTGCTTCCCACTCTGTTAGTGGCTTGCGAATATCTGTGCTTAATGCATCTAGCTCGTCACGAAATATCTTGCGATTAGCATCAACTTTTTTGGGTAGCTCTTTTAACTTATCTACAACTGCTTTACCTTCCTTGTCGATATACGTTTTTGTTTGAGCAACTTTGTACGCCAGAGATGCAAAAGCCTTTCGGTTTTTAGCTACTGAGAAATCACTGTCGAGTTCTTTTCGCTCTTCTTCTGCTAGAGATTTAATGTGCTCTAACATCTGATTTACTTTTTCTGTCGCCGTAAACAAATCTAGCGCCGTAGCTTGTTCAATTACGACTAATTCATTTGCCATTTCCTATGTTCCTTATGTGCGTATTCCTCACTATTAATAGCGATATGAATGATTAAGTGGTGGGTTACTGCTGACCGAGGGCTTTTGCGATTGCTAGAGTGGCGATTCTAACTTAGCGACAACTTCGTCGAAATCAACTTCAAACTCTTCGCAGTAGTCTCGCAGTACAGTAAATTCAATGGAATTGTTTACAGCTTGAGCCTCATCCTGAGTAAGCAAATCATCACGGTAATCATAGAATGCTACGGCTGTTAATCGACCACCTAATATCTCCACTCCTGCATTTACAGACGGCTCCTTGCCATCTTCATACTCAACTACGAATGTCATTTTCCCCATGTCATACTCCCTCTTAACTATTTCGTGTTTCCTGTTAATTGAAAGCTAACATCACTATCAATCGAATTTAGAATGTTTACTTGTTCTTCTGTATCCTCCACATCTTCAGCTTGAATGAAGATAAAATGAAAGTGTTGTCCGTATGCAAAAAGTTGAACTTCAAACATTGTCATACTCCCTCCGTCATTAACTAAACACGATGCTAGTCATCAAGCTTGAGTTTTTGAATTAAGTTACTCACCGCGGTATCTACTGCTTCCTGAACGATGGTGTCGAATAGCTTGTTGCGTGCTTCTTCCGCTTTATTACAGCCTTCCTCATCATCGTCGTCGTAATCTATCCATAATCCAAAATCGACCTCGAAAAGTTTCTCTGGCCAGCAATATTGCACCCCGATTTTTGACTCATCGGCGTTATGAGCTTTCTTGATTAGAATCTGACGCCCGTGTGACTCAAACTCCTTAAACCATATTTCCATCTCTATCTCCTATCTATTAATCAACTCACCACAGCCCACAGAATGGACTGTAATTAGTTAACTGCGCCTGCTTTTAACCACGTCAGGCGAGGTGGTTCCTTACATTCCCCAACATAAGAAATCTGTGTATAATTCAATCACCCCAACATAATTAAAAGGATTGAATTAATGAGCATTAAAGTAATTTCTGATGACAACCCTGTTAAACGAGTTGCTTTTGATATGGCGCTAGCTTTAGCTGCTAAACAGGATTCAATTAAAACGCCAGAGCAATTAATGTCTGAAATTGAAGCGCTTTATCCTGAGTGTTTAGAAGTTGCTGAGAAGCAATATAAAAAAGAGACTCCACCTCCGATGGGGGTTTTGCTAAAAAGTACAATCTAAGACTTTAATTTCTCTATCTTTATGTGATGCATTTTTAAAAACTCTTCTACGGAACTAATTCCATAATGGTTGTTCCGCAATTTAGAGTTAATTTAGTGATTGGTTGCCCATCTGACAAAGTCTCTTCCTTTATTGAAGAAATACTTTCTGTCTTAAAGAAAATTCTTGCTCCGTCATTTCTTAGATATTCATACATTTTTAAGTTAATCATGTTTAATCCTATCTCGCCGTAACCCCGAACCCACTGCTCGGCTGTTTTTTCAGTTTTAATGTTTTACGTGTATCTGGTGCTGATTTGAGGCTTAACACCAAACTTGCTAGCACATCTGTTTCATCAACTGGCTTAATGATTGAATCCCAAATTTCCTCAGTAGTGCGACCGCGATTAGCTTCCTCTAAAGCCTTACGCGCCATTAATTCTCCTCTAGCGATATAACGACGCATCTTTGAATTTGTCTTACCAGTGCGCGGTAAGTAAGTAATTTGAGCCATAATTTACCCTCGGTTAGTAAGTATTGGTGATTGGTGGTAGGTACTGAACTCCTACTTAGACTATTTCCAGTGTTAGCTGCCACTCCATCAGGAGGATACACGTCATGATTTTCACTGGATTTATTGGGTAACTGTGCTTTCCGGCTATTTACGCAGCTTGTCTTACAATGCACACTTCTGCTTTACCCATCTGAACCCGCTAAGTTCCGCTAATCAGCCTTAGCACTCACCAATCCCAATACTCACTTGGAGTTTTGAAACTTTCCCACAATGGCGGGAGTTAATTTGTAAAAGAGCGAACATCCTGTTTATCTATGGCTCCTTGCCTTCGATGTGATTAAATATAACCAGCGGTGATTTATAAGTCAACACCGCAGGTGATAATAATATAACTTGCGGTGTTAATTTGTTGTATTTTCAGATAATTTATTTTCAAATAAATCTCAGATTGGAATGGAGATCACTTCTTTAGAGGGGAGTGTGCACAAAAAAGCCCTCGCGGGGAGGGCTGGGTGGGTTAATCCCATAGATTGTTTATCGATGCTTTTGCATTAAATATAGCTTTTTGTAATGATTTTTCTATCTCTTCAGCTTTTTTGAATTTACAAACTAATTGCTTTTGTATTTTTTTCTGGGGGGATAGGAATAGATATGTTTAAAAAAACATCATCTGGTATCACTCTTCTTCTTTCTACGCTACCCTGCATTTTAGCTTTGTATATTTTTCTCATAGAATCGCTACGCAACAGATAGTCAAGATATTCAATGTTTACATCAACATTCTCTTTAATTTTCCATATTTTATATGCAGGACTTACGGCTGCAACATCGTAAATTTTTTGAAACCCTAGTACACCCTCATCAATGGGAAATCCAACAACTAATTCATTTCTGAATACTTTTTTATATTTACTTATATCTTGACTAGCTACTCGCTTCTTGAATTTTTCTGATTGAAAAGACCATGCTCCATAGTAATACTCATAACGGGTGGGGTAGTGTTTTTTACTTTTTCCTTACCTGATATTTCAAGTATTTCTTTTAGCATGATTGTATCAAATTTAGATGTTATTCCAGCAGTTGCATAATTTGCATAGTTAAATTTATAGTCATTATTTTTTATCACACGAGAATCTACAAAATCAAAACCTAGTGTTTTCATGAATAATTTATCGATAGATTTTGCATTTAGATCTACAAACTCTAGATATTTAAGGTCGTTTTCAGCTATTTTTTTTCTAACATTATCCAAAGAATATCCATCATTATGAACTTCATAATATGCTATTTCATAATTATACTTACTGTGTTCTTTACAATTAGTAAGATAAAGAATGTTAGTTTTTACCTTTGCATAAGGAAGGAACACCTCTTTCGGGAGAGACACCACTGCTGATAACTTAGCGTTATCTAATATATATTTTCTCACCGCCATGAGGTCGTCTCTGTATAAAAAACCTTCAGGTACAACCAAGGCTACTTTCCCTCCTTTTTTGACGGCGTTAAAGCAATGTAAAACACAAACACCATCACCATTATTCTTTGCTAAACCATTTTCATAGAGATATGAGTAATTTGTTTTTTGAGAAAATGGCATATTGGTGACGACTATATCATATTTATTAGATACAGGTGATGATAGCGAATCTATTTTTTCAATTCCATTATGCCCATCTCCGTGCAATATCATGTTCATTTTGGCTAATTTTGCATTTGATGTGATCTCTCTTCCAAAAACAGTTTGATGACTCAATTTTATTTGATCTTCATTAGTTTTTATTAGTGTATTCTTTCTAATATGTTCAAATGCTTCAGTTAAAAAACCACCTGTGCCACAAAACGGATCATATATGGTTTCATTGAACCTCGGGTTGACCATATGTACAATAGTTCTAGTTATGTGTCTAGGTGTAAAGTATTCACCTAAATCATTATTAGTTGCTGTTGCCTGTTGCAAAAAATATTCAAAAGCATCACCTTTTATATCCGTATCTATAGATGATAGTTTAAGTTTGTCTAGTTTGTTTATTACATCAGCTATAGTTTTTGTTGATTTTGTTTGTAATTTAGTGAATACAGAAGCATCATACTTTTGCTCAATTTTACTTAAAATTGAATCTATTGTTGGGATAAGTAAGTTTCCATGAGTATTTTTTATAGAGCTCCATAAAGTAGGATCTTTATTCTCTGTATATAACTTTAAAAAAAGAATATTTGCAAATTCTGATAGTCTTTCTATTCCAGCCCGCAGCCCTTCACCACGTAATGTATTGTTTAGTAACTTGAATATATTGATTAATTCATTTCGCGATAATAAAACTTCCTTAGGAGTTATATATATAGAGTCAGTATTTTGAGAAATAAATTCTTTCGCATTTTTTTATAGATATAATCTCTGTAACTTCATTTTCATCAATGAATAGTGGTTTCCCTGTGTGTAGATGTTTTGTTTGACAGAATCCGTTGTTCATGGCAAAGACCAGTGGAGCATTCAGCATATCTGCATACTCCATAGCTTGGTCTAGCGCAGAATCTAAATTTTTTCCGCCAGATTTTGCTTCAATAACACCTATTGGTGCATTTTTTTCATTATCAAACAAAACATAATCAGGACGTTTTTTGCTATTTTTTAAATTTAGTATTTTCAAAAAATTCGCAAAATATCAGATTCAAAAAAAAACATTTTTAGATGGATTTGATATATCAAGTATCCACCCTTTATTTACTAAGTTGTTATTGATTATAAACCTAGTATCCTGCTCAATTAAGGACATTAAATAAACCTCTATGTATGAAAATTGTCAATCTATACAAATGAATAAACTATGATTTTTTATTGTAAATTATATTAAGTTAAAACGTGTCCTCAGACTACTAGATAGTTCACAGTCTCAAATACAATCACTATCGACACTAGAAACTTTATTCTGTTATTTCGCGTCCACTGTAAAATCTTCACTATCCTTCCTAAAACGTGTCGTCAGGCCATTGTGACTTGATTACCTTGCCTATGATTGTGCAGTTACCGTTAATAGGGATCAGGTCATAGCGTGGGTTTAACGGCTCTAAATATGATATTCCACCTTCTCTAATCAATCGTTTGAATGTGAATTCATCATTTAGCAAACGAGCGACACAGAAATCTCCGAATTCCACTTCTTCATCAGGATCAACCAAGATAAGCATTCCTTCAGGAAAACTTGGTTTACCTCCTGGTGGTGCTGTCATTGATTGGCCTTCAACCTCTAACCAAAAAGCACGCTCACCGGCTTTCTTAGCTGTCGGTATCCACGACACCGCATCTTTCTGAGTGTATGAGTTAAATTCTGTTGAGAAAGCTCCAGCCTGTACCTTCGTGAATAGAGGGTATTGGTATTTTTCATCCATGCTTGGTGTTTTTAATGGACTGATAGCTTTAAACATACCTCTAATTTCTTTAGCTAGAGACGGACTAAATTCATCGACTGTAACCTGTAATGCTTCTGCTAACTTTGCGGCGTTCTCTATGTTTAGAGCGTTTACTCCATTCAATAACTGAGCAACAGCGCTCTGCCCCATGCCGATTGAATCGCCTAAGGTTTCTTGTGATAAGCCAAGCTCTTTCTTTTTTGCCTCAAATATATTTTTTAGGCGAAGAGCGTCAGCTTTTTGTTCTTCTGTGATCGGTTTCTTTTTCATGCTGTGATTTTATTACCAAATGGAATATTTACCAATCACCGCAGGTGTTGACTATTTTATCACTTGCGGTGATAATAGTTAAAAAAGGAGAAACTATGGAAAGAGTCCCATTAACTAAATTTGCTACCGAGCTAGGACAACACAAAACGGCTGAATTGTTAGGTGTTAGGCAAAGTGCGATAAGTAAAGCAATTTTAAAAAAACGAAATATTTTCGTTATCAGAAAACAAGATGGAACAGTTGAAGCTGAAGAAGTTAAACCGTTCCCATCAGGTAAATAAGTATCACCCGCTCTTTTCACAATTTAGGTTCCGCCATTGTGGAACATATCAACAATCCGCTCATATGGAATGAGCCACGGATCATTACTGCTGTTCCCAATATGGGAAGTAATTAATAAGGACTTTAACAAATGGAATACGGAAACACATGCAAAACAGTTCGTGACAAACGAGCTATTGAATTTAGAACACGCCACTTAGTAAGTAGCGCACTTCAAATATTACGTGATGGGGAGCAGCGAGAAATTGCACAAGCCACATCACGCTCAGACTCGACTATCTCAAGAAGAATCCAATCTATTGATGGTGTATGCGAAATGCTTGCCACACGTCGTGTAATTGGTTTTGTGAGGGAAGGAGAACGAAAAATCTCAGAAGAAGAGTACCGATTTTTGTGGAAACAAATGGGTGAACTTTCTCAAATGAAAATAAAAGAAAACGCCTCGATTGCGGCAACAAACGAGGCGTGTTGTTCAATGGAATTCACCATTTAACGTACAAATACACTGTATCAATATCCAGTTTTTATCACAAGGGGAAACTTCGGTTTCCCTTTTTTGATACAGCTTTGGAATGGAGAAATTATACCATGAGACAAAGAATAAATCATGAATTTAATGGCTATGATGAGCATAAAAACATCATGGAAAATAGGTTGTTACAAGAAATAACCCCACTGGGTTGTCAGCGTTTAAAGGAAGCATTGAAAGACGCAAAATTAAGGAAAGCACATCGGGATAAGTTATTAGGAGAGCGAAAATGAGTATGCTTCTAATGGCAAAAGCCATGCAATTACAGGTGGGGAGTACAGCACAAAAAATGGTGCTACTGAAACTTGCTGATAATGCCAATGATAAAGGTGAGTGCTTTCCTTCTTATGAGACTATTGCACGTCATTGCGAAATTAGCCGTCAAAGTGCGATAAACCACATTAAAAGTTTATGTAAAAAAGGGTTTGTTCGTAAAGTTACGCGAAAAACAGATAAGGGACATACTTCCAATTTATATATTTTAGATTTGGAGGCTAAATCTCTTGATGACGGTAGTCAAAATACAGTACCACCTAGTCAAAATTCTGTACCAGAGGTAGTCAAAGAATTTGACCACGGTAGTCAAACTGTTGGACTAGGGGGTAGTCAAAAAATTTTACCCAGACCCAGTCAGTCTTTTAACCAGTCAATTAACCCTAAAAAATTATCGTCTGACGACTCGAAACTTGCAAAGCAGATTTCAATTAATCGACAAGCTAAAATTCCTTATCAGGAAATCATGCAAGCCTTCAACGAATCGGTAGGGGATAGATTACCCAATGCCGAATCACTGAATGACAAACGCAAACGAGCAATATCCAAATTCCTGAAAGAGCTCAAAGAACCCACAGTTGAATCAGCTAAAAATTATTTTGATTATTTTATGGAAACGGCGAGTGCTTGGTATTTTGGCGAAAATAATCGGGGTTGGCGAGCGAATTTTGATTATTTACTCAGACCTGAAACGGTACTCAAAACAAGGGAAGGAGCACTGTGATGAACCAAGTTCCGAATAATTTAATGGCGGAACAAAATGTTATTGGAGGACTACTGCTTGACCCGCAAAGTGATAATGCGCAATCAATTTTTTCACTGCTAAAACCTGAAGATTTTTATGCCCGACACCATCAAATTATTTATCTCACCCTGCGAGAAATGTATACCCAACGTATGCCAATAGACATCATGACGGTGACGGATTGTCTGGAGTCAAAAGGCCGAATTAATCAATCAGGTGGTTTTGCCTATCTTGCTGAGATGGCAAGAGAAACACCGAGTATTGCTAACATTATGGCTTATGCGAAAAAAATCCGAGAGTGTTCCGCACAGCGTTTTGTTATCGAAAAGACGGTTGAAATTCAAAAGCTCATGATGGCGCCAAGTGAGTTAGGTTTTACAGATAAAATTGAACAAGCACAACGCTTGCTTGATGAAGCTACTTCGTTTGGAAAAATGGGGAGAAAAACAGGGTTACGCCGAATTGATGATGTGCTGGATGATGTTTTTACCGACATTTGTGATCGACAAGATAACCCAGAGAAACATCGAGGATTAAAAACGGGATTTAAAGATTTTGACCGTCTATTAAGCCCGAAACAGATTGTCATAGGCTCACTGTTCGTGATTGGTGCTCGTCCAAAGATGGGAAAAACAACCGTTCTCACTGAAATGGCAAAAAATGTCTCACAACAAGGTAAGCCTGTATTGCTGTTCAGCATGGAAATGACGGATAAACAGCTTGTTGAACGGACACTAGCCCAACAAACCCAGATTAATTCAGATAAATTTTACCAAAAGTTAGAGGAGCATGAATGGGATAGGCTTTGCAGTGCCATCGGTCGCCTTAAAGATGAGCCCAATATTTGGGTGGATGATACACCTGGCATGTCCTTACAACACATTCGTTCTGAAAGTCGGAAAATCAAACGCAAAGTCGGTGATATTGGGTTTATTGGTGTCGATTACCTCACGCTGATGCAAGCGGGAAAAGCTGACCGTAATGATATTGCCTATGGTGAAATCACTAAGGGGCTAAAAATATTGGCAAAAGAGCTCAATACGGTGGTTGTGTTGCTTGTACAACTGAATCGGGGATTAGAAAACAGGGCTGACAAACGTCCCGTACCAAGTGATTCAAGAGACACAGGACAAATCGAGCAAGATTGTGATTATTGGTTAGGCATTTATCGTGATGCGGTGTACCACGATAATGCAGATGAAACGCTGACCGAGATGATTTTAAGGCTCAATCGGCACGGTAAAACAGGCACGGTGTATGTTGACCAACAAGGATTGAGTATTACACCAGTTGATCAATATATGGCTGCTTATCGCGCTCAACCGAAACGAGAGCCTAAAAGGTATTGTGAAAAATCGTTTTAACTCATGAAAGTAAAAAGGAGACCTCGTGACAGATGATATTTGTCTCCATAAATCCAATCTCAATAGTATTTTCAAAGTGCTCTCCGAAATCGTGACAACAGGTAAACGCTATCGCATCAAAATCACCGAGTGGCGTGATTTAAGAACCATACCCATGAATAAAACATGGCGTATGTGGATGGAAACCACAGGCGAGTGGTTACGTGCACGTGGCGTTGTTATCGATATTAAAAATGGTGTCGGTGAAGTTGTTTTATCAAAGCCCATCACTAATGAGGAAACTCATGAATATTTCGTTGGACATTGGCTAGGACGCAATGAAAACGGTGAGCGTGAAAAAACCAGCAAGATGGATAAAGCAAGGATGCTTTACATGATGGAGAAACATGAACAATGGTGCATTGAGAAGGGAATTCCGATCATCATTCCTCGTAATTCTGAATATATGAGTTTGAAAAGAAAGCAAGAAGAATAGGAAATAGTGATGATTATTTCAGTTAATAACATGATCGTTTTTATTTTAAAGTGATAAAAAATAGTAATCAGGAGGCTCATGATGAATTTACGCAATGAGGCAAAAGGGCGTGAATGTCAGATTAGAATACCTTCAGTTTGTAATGGTAACTCTGAAACGGTTGTTTTAGCCCATTACAGAATGTCAGGTCTTTGTGGCGTCGGAATAAAATCGCATGACTTATTTGGCGCTTGGGCTTGTAGTGCATGTCACGATGAAGTTGATAGACGAACACGATTTACGGATATGGAGTATGCAAAACAATGTCACCTAGAAGGTGTTTTGAGAACGCAAGCCATATTGATCCAAGAAGGGAAGTTGAACGTGTGAAGGTCTTTAATATCGAACCAGTACCTAAACCAAGGATGACTCAGGCTGATAAATGGAAAAAACGTCCCCCAGTTTTAAAGTATTTTGCGTTTAAGGACGAAGTAAAGTTAAACAAAATCACCCTACCTGAATCACATTACCACATTACATTCATTCTACCCATGCCGAAGAGTTGGAGTAAAACTAAACGCTCCGAAATGAACGGTAAACCCCATCAACAAAAACCGGATAAAGATAATCTCGAAAAAGCATTACTTGATGCTATTTTTGACGATGATTCACGTGTATGGGATGGGCGGGTAACAAAAGTGTGGGGAAAAAGGGGGCAGACAATTATCCAAGAGGTGCGATAGTGAATATTGAGTGGATACGCGAGCGAGTAAGTACAGCGTTGATGAATGTTTGTATTATAGAAAATGGGCCGTTAAGTGCCATGGAGGAACAAGCAATACTTGTAACCGATAGGTTTAAAAGAAACCCAATACGCTATGCGGGTGAAAGAAAGTCTCGATACAGACTCCCCTCACATCCACTCAAAATTAAGCAAAAACATGCCAAAGGAAAATCAAAACCATTAATTAATGAAGTTACTTATCGCACTTCATCATGGCGCAGAGGTATTCATCAATTGCCTAACGAAATGCGCTTATGGTTACTCTATTGCTATGGTGATTATCAATATTATCGTGAGCAAATACTCATTGTTCCCTATATTTGGCATGAGTTTCAGCGATTAAATAGTAAAAAAAGGATAACGAAAAAAGTTAAGCAACGACTTCAATCTCTTACCTTACTAGCCATTCAGGCGGTAAAAGCAGAAATTAATCAAACAGCAAAAAAATATACGGATGTTAAGCTCGCTGGATTGTTGGGCGTCAGTGCTGATGCTTGGCGAAAGAGCTATAAACTGTATTGGATTTGTTTATTAGATTGTTGCTATCAATTAGATAGAGATTCGCTATTCAAAATTAGCGCTTTAAGCTGATTAAAAAAGTTGCAAAACTCCGTTTTTTTCTATAAATTAAATGCAATATTTATATAATATTATAAATGTAAGTATTTCAAACCTCGCTTCGGCGGGGTTTTGTTTTTTTTTAAAATATATTTATAATTATTAATTAAAAAATTTGTTGGAAGTTTTTCGTTTTCATTGATTGTTTGTTTATATTTAAGATGAAATTTATTGTTATCCTATAAGAATAAACCTGCAGTGTTTAACTAATAATTAAAATAATAAACAGGTATTCTTATCTCTACTATACTCATAATATTCAATTTATAGAGCGAGTATATATAATGATTGATTTGTTTAAGTTAACGAAAAAAAAGTTCTAGGCATATTGGTATAGCAATATATGTTGGTATTATAGCGGGTATCTTTTCAGCTTTAGTTAAATCTGGTTTTGAAGACCTAATTCCCCCGAGAACACTTGAAACGACACCCCCGCCAGTCGTCTTACTCGAAAAGCTTGGATTAAATATAGATACTATGACTTATCATTGGATGGGATATAGTATTAATTGGGGCGGTAATGGTGTTCATATATTATTCTCAATAGTTATCGCTGTGACATATTGTGTTATTGCTGAATTCTTGCCAAAGGTTAAATTATTACACGGTATTTGTTTTGGTATTGGCGTTTCTGTTTTTGCTCATGGTTTAGTCGTACCTCTACTAGGATTGTCTGGCTGGCTTTGGACAGCAGGTTATCAAGCATTAATTTCTGAGTTTGTTGGAACCGCTTTTTGGATCTGGTCAATTGAAGCGATTAGACAAAATTTGCGTTATTGTTTAACTAAAGAAAATGATGCTGAGTAGATAAGGAAGTTCAACCTTAATCTGTTATAAATTTCTTAAAGATCGCTTAGGCGGTCTTTTTTCGTATATGCCGACCACAGAATCAATCACCCTCGTTATCACGTTCACACAAGAGCTGTGAGTCGGCACCTTATTAACTAAATAAATTGGTAAATGTTATGTCAAAAGAGATAAGCGAATTACAGTTTAGTCTTCACTATGCCTCAGAAACAGACAGTGAAAAGAATACCTCCATCATTTTAACGGCGAATATCCATACGGCTGATGGTGAAACTCAACAACTGACACAATTAATTTGCACGACATCTTCCGCAGGTAAAAAGCAATATCGAATCGGCTTGCAAAAAATTAGTGATGCTGGTGCTCCATTGCTGGTGGCGATTGAATCCTATTGGCGCAAAAACACACAAGAGAGTTGTGTTTATTTGTTAGAGAAAGCGAAGCAATTTATTCAAGGACACTTACAACAAACGAATACATGGATATCTATGTATGGTCTTGTGATTGTTTCTAATGCGTCACTGGAAGAACAGTTGCCTGAAGGTTTATTAAAGGCACTTAAAGTATCAATACCCGCCTAA